AAAGTCTTGAATATTAGTTATTTCATTTTTAACATTTTTCCAATAAGATTGATAATTTTTTTTAGACTGGTCGCGCTCTTTATTATCTGGTTCGTCTATTGCATCTTTTATTTTAAAAAACGAATTTAGTTTATTGACGTTTTGATTATTATCACCACTTGATATTTTTTTTTTATCTTCAAAATACTGAAAAATAAATTTTGAATTATCTAATAAATATTTTTTTTTCTGAGCTTTTAGAAAACGGATTTGTGTATTTATATCTTTTATTTTATCCTTAGTGTCCATTATTTTTTCTATTTGTGATTCATCCAACGTTAATAAAAGGGTTTTCAAAGATAATCTCTCGTCTTGAAGAAAGGGTATGGTTTCTATTTCAGATTCATGAAACTGGTTTAATAACTCTGTATGTTTTTCATCAATAGTATTATTTTGTGAAAATAGTTTTGAATTGTTTTTTTTTGATAATGCATTATTCATTATGTTAAATATACTTGGTTAGTTAATTGTTTTTTTATATGTTTTTTGTTGGGAAAGGATTAAAAATAAATGGCAAAAGTTATAACTATATTCGTAAACATTTTTAAAAGACAATATTAGTAACTTACATATAAATGTCCACTTTGTCGAGTGCCGAATTAAGTTTATCTAATCCAATTTTATCAAATCAAGTAAAAATAGATAAACCAAAACTTCAAAAAATGATATTTATAATGAATGCACTGGAAAAGGGTTGGTCAGTTAAGAAATCTGGTGAATCTTATATTTTTATAAAAAAACATGAAAATCGCAAAGAAATATTTATGGAAAGTTATTTAGAAAAATTTATATTATCCAATATTGAGTAACTATATATACACGTGAAGCCATAAAGCAACAAAAAATTACTACATGTTTACATATTCAACTCTTTTACTAGTAAATATATTTTTTAAGAAAAAATACAAATATGTATATATTTTTTATATTTTTATATTAATTTAGCAAATCTTCAAAAATTTTTTTCTTTTTCTAGTATATAAAGTCAAAATGGCTGGTGGTTTAATGCAATTAGTCGCCTATGGCGCACAAGACGTCTTCCTTACTGGAACCCCTGAAATCACTTTCTGGAAAGTATCCTACCGCAGACATACAAATTTTGCCATGGAATCCATTGAGCAAACTTTTTCTGGACAAGCCGACTTTGGTCGCCGTGTTACTTGCACCATCTCCCGTAACGGAGACCTTGCATACAGAACTTATCTTCAAGTCACTCTTCCTGAAATCAATCAATCCATGAACACCACCACCGGAGCTTCTTCCGACGGTGTTTATGCCCGTTGGTTAGATTTCCCTGGTGAGCAAATCATTGCCCAGGTTGAGGTTGAAATTGGCGGCCAAAGAATTGACCGTCAATATGGTGATTGGATGCACATCTGGAACCAACTTACCATGTCATCTGAACAACTTAAGGGATATTACAAGATGGTAGGACATACTACTCAACTTACCTACATTACCGACCCTACCTTCGCTGCTGTCTCTGGACCTTGCGCTGCTGCCGGCGGACCTGCTCAAGTATGTGCTCCTCGTAATGCTCTTCCTGAGACCACCCTTTACATTCCTCTTCTTTTCTGGTTTTGCCGTAACCCTGGACTTGCTCTTCCTTTAATTGCTCTTCAATACCACGAGGTCAAGATTAACATTGATTTCCGTCCTATTGGTGAGTGCTTATGGGCTGTCAAGACCCTTGGTATCAGTACTGCCAACCCTGTCAACACTGTTGTCTCTGTAGCTCAAGCTTACCAACAATCTCTTGTTGCTGCTTCCCTTTATGTTGACTACATTTTCCTTGACACTGATGAGCGCAGAAAGATGGCACAAAACCCTCATGAATACCTCATTGAGCAAGTGCAATTCACCGGTGATGAATCTGTAGGTTCTTCTTCTAACAAGATTAAGTTGAACTTCAACCATCCTTGCAAAGAGCTCATCTGGGTTGTTCAACCTGATGCCAACGTTGATTACTGTGCTTCCCTTCAAGACGGTTCTACTCTTTTCAAGACTCTTGGTGCTCAGCCATTCAACTACACTGATGCCATCGATGCTCTTCCTCCTGCTATCCATGCTTTCGGAGGTCCTGCTGAGACATCTGGTGCAAGCGCCTTCATCAACGCTTCTGGTCTTTTCCAAATGGCCGGAGCTGTTGACCAAACTCCTTCTGGTAACTTCAACATGACTGGTGTTCAAGGTGAATGGGCTTCCACCAACGCCTTTGTTCCTTTCACTCCTCAATCTGGAGCTGGAGCACCTACCGGTTCTACTGTCTCTGATGCCGGAACATTTGTTCTTGGAGAAACTGCTCTTGACCTTCACTGCTGGGGTGAGAATCCTTGCGTTACTGCCAAATTACAGCTTAACGGCCAAGACCGTTTCTCTGAGCGCGAAGGTTCCTACTTCGACGTTGTTCAACCTTTCCAACACCACACCCGTGCCCCTGACACTGGTATCAACGTCTACTCTTTTGCTTTGAGACCTGAGGAACACCAACCTTCAGGCAGCTGCAACTTCTCCAGAATTGATAATGCTGTTCTTCAGCTTGTCCTTTCTGCCGGAACTGTTTCTGGAACTGCCACTGCTAAGGTTCGTGTCTACGCTGTTAACTACAACGTCCTTCGTGTCATGAGTGGTATGGCTGGAGTCGCATACAGTAATTAAATAAAATATACTGTACAACGAATCTTAAAAATAATAATTGATTTTTATATTTATATATAAATCAATTCAGCTTCAAAAAAGATTACTTTTCTTTTTCTACTCTCATATCTGATGTAATATAATAAATATTTAATGGAATATTCAAATCCTTCAACTTTTTTACAATTTTATCACACGAAATGATGGTTGTAATAATAATATTATCATTGCTTTTTACCTTGTTCTTGAATAACTCAAAATTAATAATTTCTTTGTTGTCAATCACTCTATTCAGATAACATTTGTTATCATCTATTATGTTTATAATTTTTGACTCCTTGAATTTTTTTAGTATCTTGAATAGAAATTGACCACAGCCATAGATATATAAGTTCTCAAATGCATCAATCTCTAATGAAACAATTAACGACAATCCACTTTTCAAATACTTGTCAAAAGAATGGTTATTATATGTTTTTTTGAATAATCCTCTTATTACATAATATTTTTTTCCATTGATAAAGAAAAAATCGTCTTGAATAGTTGATGCAACAAAATTATGTTTTATTAAAAGTTTGTTCAATGCGTATTTGCTGAAAAAATTTATATGTTCTATGTTTATTTCCTGTAATGGACCATTAACAATAAAATCTTCATAATATTCCATATTTGGAACTTCGATATACAAATAACCATCATTATTCAAAATATTATTTATATTTTTAATAAAGTCGTCCAAATCATAAATATGTTCGAGAACATGAGAAATAGTTACACAATCATATTTTTTTGTTACGTCCTCCATATTCACATCGTATATATCGACATTTTCATAATGACTTTTCAAATTATTAAATAATTCTCCATTACCACATCCATAATCAATTAATGAATGGACATCCATATTACTTATATTTTTTTTTATAAAATCAAAACATCTGATATCTTTATCTTCACTAATTACATAATCCTTGTAGTTGTTAAAATCTCTATAATAGTTATTATAGTCAATTTGTGAATTACCGCTATCAGTGAAAAAAAAATAACAATCTTTACAATGGTACACAGTCAACAATGAATTTAGTTTGATATCCGTTGGTAAATCAAGTTCAATGCTACAAATACTATTATCTGTTATGTGAGAATTACAAATATAACACTGTCTCATAATTGTATAGTCATTATAATTGATAATTTTTATATTGAAATATTTTTACTACTTTTGTTTGTCTTTTTTTATAAACGTAAGTAAGATAAGTATCGTCTATGGCAAAATTCTGCTTTCGCGTCACCAATCGTGTCCAGAAAGTTATCCATCGAATCAAAGCTAGTAAATCGAAGTTTTATTTGTTCATTCATGTCCTCACCATAAACTCTTTCTTTTATAGAATCAAACTCCTCTTCAT